CATCATGGAAGGAAAAGAGTTTACTTTAACAGGTGAAGTTGAATATGATATTCAACAGGAAATTAGAGATACTGTCAAATTTAGACTTGAACAAAAGAAGATTGAACTATTCAAAAAATTCATGGGTGGTTTATAATTTAATTTTAATTTAAAAGGAGCTATTAAAATGGCTAAAGAAAATGGACAAGTTGAAGAAGCAGAGATAATGGAAGATAGTGATATTGAGAAAAAGATTGAAGAAGGTGCTGGAGCAACTGCTAATAAAGAGTTAGGTCTGCCTGATGTTGATGATGAAGAAGGTCGCGAAGATTCAGAAGAAGATGGTGAAGGCGGAACAAAGAAAGCACCAGAAAACAAAACCAAACCTTCTAAAGCATCTGCAAAACAAGAAGCTAAGAAAGAAGATAAAGAAGATGATGTAAAAGAAGAAGAGGAAGAAGCTGAAGAAGAAGAAGCTAAGAAAGAAGAAATCGAAGTTAATGTAGATGAAGATGTTGCTGCATTGATTAACGGTGAAGAACTTTCTGAAGAATTTAAAACTAAAGCTGCTACAATCTTTGAAGCTGCTGTTAAATCTAAAATTGCAAAAATTCGCAAACAGATTAGAGAAGAATCTAAGAAAGAGCAAGACGAGCGTATTACATCTATGCAGGATGAAATGACTGAGAATATGGATAAATACCTCAACTATGCTGCTAAAGAGTGGATGGAAGAAAACAAACTGGCAGTAGAACATGGTGTTCGTAACGAAGTTACAGATAGCCTTGTTGCTGGTTTGAAAAAACTATTGGAAGATCATTACATTGATGTTCCAGAAGAAAAAGAAGATGTTTTTGAAAGTCTAGTAATTGAAAATAAAGAACTTGAAGAAAAACTAGACACACAAACCCAGAAGCACATGGATACCGTGAAAGAATTAAATACATATAAGGCTGCTTCTATTTTCCAGACCGTTGCAGAAGGAATGGTCGATACTGATGTTGAAAAGTTTAAAGAATTGGTAGAGGACGTTGATTACGACGCTGATGAACAATATGCAGAAAAATTGAATACTATCAAGAATAGCTATTTCAAATCAGATAAAAAAGATGAAGTTGTTGATAACAAGCAAACTGCTGGCACAAACAATCCAGTTGTAGATGGACAAGGTGATGGGCGTATGGATAGTGTATTAAAAGCAATTTCTAGTTTATCAAAAAAATAATGGGATAAGTGATTTAGACTTAAATTAATTAAACAAATTTTAAAGGAGTAACTAATATGTATATGGCAGAAGAACTTTCTGAGAAGTGGAAGCCCGTAATGGAGCATGAGGCACTTCCAGAAATAAAAGACTCTTATCGACGCGATGTTACATTGCGTTTGTTGGAAAATCAGGAGAAGTTTCTTAACGAAGCAGCTCCTACAAACTTCATGGGTGCTGCTGGTGCCGAAGGTGCTAACAAATCCGGTGGAATTGATATTTGGGATCCTATTTTGATGGGTCTAGTTCGACGCTCTATGCCTCAAATGATCGCTTATGACATTTGTGGTGTTCAGCCTATGACTGGTCCTACGGGATTGATCTTTGCTATGAAAGCACGTTACACGAATCAAAGTGGTGGCGAAGCTTTCGGTGCAGCTGGAACCGGTGCAGACGAATCTCATACAGAGCATTCTGGTACTGGTACACATACAACAACGGATGATACCAACAATCCTTTCTCTGCTAACGATACCTGGAAAACAGGCGGTGGTATGGCAACAGGTAATGCTGAAGCTCTCGGAGATGGTACTGGTCCTCATTTCGCAGAAATGGCTTTCACCATTGAGAAAACTTCCGTAACTGCAAAATCTCGAGCTCTGAAAGCTGAATACTCTACGGAGTTGGCTCAAGACTTGAAAGCAGTTCATGGTCTTGATGCTGAAACAGAATTGGCAAATATTTTGTCAACTGAAATTCTGCAAGAGATCAACCGTGAAGTTGTCCGCACAATTTATTATTGTGCAAAACCTGGTGCGCAGCGTGATACAACAACAGCTGGTTCTTTTGATCTGGACACAGACTCTAACGGTCGTTGGTCAGTTGAGAAGTTCAAAGGTTTGATGTATCAAATCGAGCGTGATCGTAACGAAATCGGACACGACACACGACGCGGCAAAGGTAACTTTATGATCTGTTCTGCTGACGTTGCATCCGCAATGGCTATGGCAGGTATGTTGGAAGCAGGTCATGCACTTAACACAGACGATACAATGTCCACATTTGCTGGTACAATGAACGGAATGAAAGTTTACGTTGATCCTTACTACACATCTGATGTTGGTCAGTTCTACTTGGTTGGTTACAAAGGTGCATCTGCTTATGATGCAGGCCTTTTCTACTGTCCTTACGTTCCTCTACAAATGGTTCGTGCGATGGGTGAAAACACATTCCAACCAAAAATCGGTTTCAAAACTCGTTACGGAATGGTGAAAAATCCTTTCGTAAACGGTGGTGGCGAAATTGATTTCACAACTGGTGGTACAACCGATTTCGGTAAAAACCAATATTACAGAAAAGTTAGCATTGCCAACTTGATGTAATTTCAGTTTAGTTTTATTAAATCGGGTAGGGAACTTATGTTCCCTGCCCTTTTTTTTGGCATGAAGAAAAAAGTCTTAAAATAGACGAGGATTCATTTTTTCTTAACTTTTTCCTTGCATTGGGCTTTTTTTTGTGTTATTGTTTCTATGTGGGTTGGGTCAAGTATTATAAATATATATATTAACTAATTAATTAGAGTATATGAAATGGCTTTAAAACCAAAAGAATTAAATCAATTAAATGTAGTATCTTTTCAAACGAACTTTACAAGGCTACCTAATGTAAACTTCTTTTGTCAAAGAGTTAATATACCAGCTATGACTCTTGGTGCGACTATTCAAACAACACCATTTTCAGATGTTAATTTTGCTGGTGATAAGCTTACATTTGAACAAATGACTATGAATTTTTATGTAAATGAAGATTTGTCCAATTATTTAGAAATATATGATTGGCTTATTTCTTTGGGATTTCCAGATAATTATAAACAGTATAATCTAAAAGATAGCTCATTAAATTTTGCGGCGAATGAGACAACAACATCAGATATGAATCTTATACTAGAAACCAATAAATCCAACCCCAATTATAGTGTAGTATTCAGAGAGGCTTTTCCTGTATCATTAGGGAGTATTGAGCTTGATACTGCAGCCACAACATTAGAGCCGATTGTAGTTGATGCTACATTTGCTTATTCTGGCTCATTTTCTATCGACAAAATTATCTAACTTGTTCCTTGTATTTCCAATATTATTTTGTTATACTTTAAAGTATGAAAATTGAAGAACTAAAAGAAATGATTAACAAAGATGCAGCTTTCTTAAAAGAAGAAAGTCATATGGACACCTCTTCGCTTTCTATACCAGAATTACACGCAAAGTATTTGTCTATAATATATGATGAAAAGCTTGCATTAGATTATTTTAAAGTAGAATATAAAGTTTTAAAACGTGATAAATGGATATATTATACTGGAAAAGCTGACCCTGATGTATATGAACAAAAACCTTTTAATTTAAATATATTAAAAGCAGATGTTGATAAGTTCCTTGATGCCGATACAGATTTAAATGCACTTCATTTAAAAGTTAGAGCTCAAGAAGAAAAACTTAATTTAATAACAGAGATAGTTAAAAGTATTGTGGGTCATTCTTTTAGTGTTGGTAATGCAATAAAATGGAAAAAATTTTTGAATGGTGAGCTTGGATGATTGTGGTTGGAAAACTGAATGAAACTTTCTTACAAGTATCTTGTGAGAGACACGTTGCGTATGAATTGAATGAGTATTTTTCTTTTAAAGTACCAAACTTTCAATTTCATCCGAAGTTTAAAGCGAAACTATGGGATGGTAAGATACGTTTGTTTAATATTCAAACTGGACAAATGTATCTTGGACTATACCCATACTTGAAGGAATGGGCAGATAAACATTCTTACAAATTACAATCCGACATAGTAGAGGCCCGAAAGTTAAAGGGCATGGGTGTTACGGAGATAAAAGAGTTTTTTGATTCGTTAAAACTCCATTGTAAGAATGTTCCCATTACTCCAAGAGATTATCAAGTTTCATCATTCATTCATTGTGTTAAACAAGAAAGAGCTTTGTTGTTGTCTCCTACTTCATCAGGAAAGAGTCTGGTTATATATT